TGTTATTCACATGTCTGTGGAAAAGGTATCATTTATCTGTGGAGAAAGGTGTATTTCTGTGGATAAGTATGTTCTTATGTGTTAATTAGTGATGATTTAAATGTACTCAGGTCTTGTGATCTTAGCGAGCAGTCTATCACCAACTCGCAGAAATGTCAAGACCGCCGCCATAAGTCTTGACAGGGATTCAGAACACAAAATATAAGAGATTTTTATAAATAACCCATGGAAGATTGACAATATCTCTCAGGCATACTATACTTGTTAAGTCATCACCACCGGACACCAATCATGTCAGTCGCTATCAGTCAGGTACAGAAGCAACGTTACAGAATCACCCTAGATTTAGAGGTGATGGAAGACTTTGACCCGCATCAGATTAACTGGGAAGATCTCTTTGAACTGGAGGGAAATGAGCAGGTGATTGATAGCTACGTAGAGGACCTGAGTAATCCTGTCCGGTGGTAGATTAGCAGTCCTATTTGATACTTTATAACACGGGGGTTGACATCAGTCTCCCTTCGTGATATGATGGAGGAGAGTATCAGTGAAATGGCAGTGTTTATGGGGGGCGTTGTTATGGGCGCGGGCGGCGTGATAAAAACGCTTAACTACCCTAACCTACAGAGGTGACAATTCGCGATCGATATATAAAGATAAAAAAAAAAATTCCCGCAGAAAAAAATCTATGGAAAAGGTTTATCACATATATGCAAAAGAAGAATGTTTATATCATAGTTTAAGTAAGGAACAATTTAAGGATATATGGGAGACCCTCAATTGTATGGTTGGTTTAATGAAAACCGATTATGTAATTGAGGATTTATCGTATGAGGAGGTGAGGAAAACCGGATATAATTTATCAGACGCATCATATTGACAAAGACTACATACTACGATAGAATTGAACTGAAAGTAAATTTCCATTATGGCAAAAGGATTCACTGTAAAGGCAAATGCGCCGAAAGTAAAGAAGAAAGAGGACTGGGACATCGATGCAATCAAGCAAAGGATGCACGGCAAGAAGATTGTATTTTGCCTCCCTGGTAGGGGATGTTCATTTGTTTTTCTGAAGAACTTTGTACAACTGTGCTTTGATATGGTACAGAATGGTATGAGTATTCAGATCAGTCAAGATTATAGCTCAATGGTAAACTTTGCACGATGCAAGGTACTTGGAGCAAATGTATTAAGGGGACCAAATCAGAAACCATGGGATGGCAAATTAGAGTATGACTATCAGTTATGGATTGATAGTGATATTGTATTTGACACAAATAAGTTTTGGCAGTTATGTGATTTAGCATTAAACGAAGAAGGAGAGGAGAAGCAAATTGTTGCAGGGTGGTATGCAACAGAGGATGGTCACACAACATCTGTCGCGCACTGGTTAGAAGAGGATGATTTCCGCAAGAATGGTGGAGTGATGAATCACGAGACTGTAGATTCCATTCAGAAACGTAGGAGTCCATTTACATGTGACTACACAGGATTTGGGTGGGTAATGATTCAGAATGGAGTTTTTGAGAATTTAGAGTATCCATGGTTTGCACCAAAGATGCAAGTTTTTGAGAGTGGAGCAGTCCAAGACATGTGTGGTGAGGATGTCTCATTCTGTTTAGATGCAATTGCAAAGGACTATGAGATTTGGTGTGATCCAAGGATTCGTGTTGGGCACGAAAAAACTCGCGTTATTTAATAGGAGATTATTATGGCAGCAATGAACGACGGGAATTACATTCCATCAAAGCCGAAGAAAACTCGGCAAGGTAACTCGGTCAATACATTAGTATCGGCAACCTCTCGCAATGGTAAAAAAAAGAAGTATAGAGGTCAAGGTCGTTAATAGATAGTAGCAGTTGATATATGTTTTTATGGCATGTTTGATTGCAAATTTACCATCATATGAGGTATGGGTTCGTAAGGAATATCTAACGGATCATCAGAGTGGACATGGAGAGTATGTAAAAGGCGTCTGGGTATCGGTTAAGTCGATACCTGGGCGTGCTTTTTATTTTGAGACGTATTTACCAGAGTATGCAGCAATGTATGATAAGTTGCCTATAAGCGCGTTTGTAGCGTCTCCAGAGGCACCTAAACCTGATATGCCACTACATAACCTACAGTTCTGGAATTGCATGGATTATGGCGTTACAGTAGTGCAGAAGCAATTTATTGGAAGTATGCACTATGAATGCTATACAAGAGATTATGGGCCACAGACTGGGACTTATATTTGTACAATTGATAACTATCATCAAGATCCTGATGCAGTTGATTGTGCAACAAGTGAGAATCCATCAGAACACAAGTCACACAATCTTATTGAACTAGATAATGGGCAGTTTGCATTGTATCCTAACAATAGAACAAGGATTTATGATAATTCTTTAACACCTGAGGAACCAAAGATTCCAGATTTTAAGGTTTCGACTGTATATTATCAAGTTGAGAATGGTCATGATCGTGATGGACTTGGTAATGATGAGAATTATTTTTGGAAAACTGCCAAAGAACGTAAAAATACAGAAAATTTACCCCAAATCCCGGATTTTTAAAAAAATGACCGATTTTTTAGACAATTTAGCCAATGATCAGCATCAAAAGATGCTTCGTGAGATTGCAAATGACGATAAAACTCCCAAAAAACGTGATTCTTTGGAAGAAAGTGAGTTATTTGACATTGATGAAGTGATCTCTCATACTGAACCAACAACTCTTAATGAATTTTGATCTTAATCATTGATAAATAATACATAATTGCCATACTAAGGTGCCTTTAGAGAGGATAAGTCAAGGTTTTAAAGATGTAAGTATGTCATTTAAGATTAACCCCTTAACAAATGACATAATTGCACTAAAAAACGAAAATGCAATTGCTCGTTCTATACGAAATATTGTATTTACTCTTCCTGGAGAAAAGTTCTTTGATGAAAGATTTGGATCAAAGATATCCAATTCATTATTTGAAAATATTGATGATCTTTCTGCTGATTCAATTAGGAGTGAAATTCAATTTTCTATCCAAAATAATGAGCCAAGGGTTTCTTTACAAAAAATAAAAGTAAATCCTGATTTTGATAATAATTCATTTGATGTAGTAATTACATATAATATTATAGGGGTGGATGTATCCCCACAACAATTAGAATTCGTTTTGCAACCAACTAGGTAAGATGTCACTAGTAAATTTTTCCAATCTGGATTTTTCTCAAATTAAAACTTCTCTTGTAGAATATTTGAGATCTAACTCCAATTTTACCGATTATGATTTTGAAGGATCTAACCTTTCATCGATTATTGATGTTTTGGCGTATAACACGTATATAACTTCATATAATGCAAACATGGTTGCAAATGAAGTATTCATTGATACTGCAACTCTTAGAGAAAATGTAGTTGCCTTAGCAAGAAATATTGGATATCTTCCCAGATCAAGAAAAGCAGCAAAATCCATTGTAAGTTTTTTTGTTGACGCATCAGATATAGTACCAGCACCAACATCAATCATTCTTAAAAAAGGAACAATTGCATCATCAACTGCGGTTTTTGGTAATCAATCATTTGTTTTCTCGATTTTAGAAGATATTTCAGTTCCAGTTGCTAATGGGATTGCAAGTTTTGATAATATTGAAATTTATGAAGGTGTGTTATTAGAAAAAAATTATACATATTCTGCATTTGACCCAAATCAAAAATTTATTCTTCCAAATTCTGGTATTGATACTAATTTAATTTCAGTAAGAGTGAGGAATACTGAAACATCAAATATAGGACCAAAATATAGTTTTGCAGATAATCTTTTTGACATTGATTCTGAATCAAAGGTATATTATCTACAAGAAATTTCTGATGAAAGATATGAAATAATTTTTGGAGATGGTATTTTTGGTAAAAATCTACTAGAGGGTAATTTCATTAATACGAATTATATTGTATCTAATGGAGATTCTGCAAATGGTGTAAATCAATTTACTTTTTCTGGAAAATTAACTTATACTAGAAATAGCACTGAATATACAATTACAAGTGGAATATCTCTAATATCTGCAGAAGTACCAGCATCTGGTGGAGAAGTAATTGAGTCTGTAAATTCAATTAAAAACTTTGCACCTAGAATGTATGCAACACAGGACAGGGCTTTAACTTCTAATGATTATGAAGTTCTTATACCGTCAAAAATTTATCCAGAAACTGAATCGATATCAGTATTTGGTGGTGAAGAACTAAATCCCCCCCAATATGGAAAAGTTTTTATAAGCATTAAACCAAGATACGGTGATTTCTTATCAAACTTAATTAAACAAAATATAAAAACCAAATTAAAAAAATATTCTGTAGCAGGAATTATTCCAGAGATACTAGATTTAAAATATCTTTATATTGAAGTAAATTCAAATATATATTACAATTCAAATTCAGCACCTAGTTCATCTTATGTTTCTACTTTAATTCAACAAAATGTTCAAAAGTACTCAGAATCTAATGAGTTAAATAAGTATGGTGCAAGATTAAAATATAGTAAATTTTTAAAAGTTATTGATGAAAGCCATGATTCAATAACATCAAATATTACAACAATTCAAATGAGGAGGGATTTAAAAGTAACACCAAATGCTTTAGTTGAATATAGTATTGGTTTTGGCAACGAGTTCTATATAAAAAGTATGAATGGTTACAACATTAAAACTTCAGCATTTAGAGTAAATGGTATTGGTTCTGATGTTTACATTTCAGACCTTCCAAGTACCGATCAAGAAACTGGAGAATTATTTTTATTTTCAGTTCCAAATATAAATTCAACAAGTCCATTTATTGTAAAAAGAGGAATAGGAACTATTAATTATAAAAAAGGAATTATAACTATAAATCCTATTAATATCCTTTCTGGAAAAACAAAAGATGGTCAAATTATTATTGAAGTATCGGGATGTCCCAAATCCAATGATGTGATTGGTTTGCAAGACTTATATTTACAACTAGATATTGGTAATAGTAATTTTGATATGGTTGTTGATCAAATTTCATCAGGAATAGATCCATCAGCATCAAGTTATATTATTACATCAAGTTATGCAAATGGGTCATTAGTTAGACCAGGAGGTAGAGGAAGTATTCCTTCTACACCAATATCTGATTTATCCACATCTTCTATAACTCCCACAACATCCTCTGGAAGTTATTCGCCTTCCACTCAGACAACTACTACTACTAGTTCTACTAGTTCTACTGGATCCACTCCATCTACCCCATCCACTCCATCATCTGGTGGTGGTGGCGGCGGATATTCATCAGGTTATTAATATAAAAATCTAAAATGACAGAAAAAAGAGTTCAATTTAATAACATAGTACAAAATCAACTTCCTTCATATGTAAGGGAAGAATTTCCTCTGATTTCTGAATTTTTAAAGCAATATTATCTTGCTCAAGAATTTAAAGGGGCTCCAATTGATCTAATTGAGAGTATTGACAAATATATCAAATTAGATGAAACTACT